ACCTGCATATTAACCGCCACATAAGCAGCCGCATAAGCCGTCATAGCAATAGCTTGTAAAGGTATAATTTTATTCATCATGTGTGCATAAATTAAGACTCGTTGCATTTCGGGGCTTAGAGAACCAAAAACATCCATTATTATCTTAAGAGGAACGACATAAAGTTTAAGTAGGTCTAGATTTAATTTACCAGCAGCTGTGAATTCTTTAATAATTTCCACAACTTGTTTTGCTAACTCCACAAACATATAAACACCAGAAATTGCTATATCTTGCAATTGCCTCCCAAACTCTGTCAGAACATATGTGCCATCCTCTTCTACAACAAGAAGAGCTTGGAACTGTGCAATTAAACCAGCGACTGCTTCATGAAACCGATTCATGTACAATTCGGACTCATATTCCGCATCACGCAACAAGAAAATAGCCTGAACGTTATTTCGAAGAATTTGTAACTGGGCACCTAGAGATTCATTCTGAATGCGAACCATCTCGTCCAGTTCACCTCCTGCATTCTCCAAGTCCTTTACAGCTTGTGTGAATTCGTCGGACGACTGAACCAAGTGAACGAACGCTGTAGCACCACGAACGTTCAAGTCCTCAATCAACGTAGTCAACAGTTCGGTATCATTAATAACACCCTCTTCGAGCACTTCTGCGAAATTAGCAGCTATCTCGGTCAGCTGCAACATGTTACCATCGGCATCTGCAACTACTACACCAAGCTTTTTGAAAGCAGCGGTATTATCTCCCAAACTCTCAGCAAGCTCTGCTAAGCCCTGCCTCAGACCACGCCCTGCAATACCAGCCTCAAGAGCCCTATTAGTCAAGACTTCTAGAGCACCTAACAGTTGGTCTATAGATTGCCCTGTAGTGGTAAAGAAAGGTAGAGCGAACTTAACAGCGCTTGCTAAGTCCTGATACTCAATAAGAGACTTCTGGATAGAATGAGCGAACTTATCTACAATTACGCCTGAATCCTCGAATGCCATGCCGAAACCCATGATTGTCTGAGCTGTCAGCTTAGAAATGGTGTTGTGGTCTCCCTGAACCGCCATAGATAGCTTCAACGTGTTAGGAAGGACCTTTAGAGACTCATCAGCTGTTAGACCTGCCGATGCGAGCTGATAGAGCCCAGTTGCCCCATTTTGCATTTCCATACCGAACTTCTGTCCGAATTGGACAATTTCGTCGCCAGTCTTAAATAGTTCTTCCCTTGTGATATTAAATACAGAATTAGCATTTAACAGCTCGCGCTCAAATGTTATCAACGTTTCAGTGCTTTGATTTAATTTATAATAAAAGGCAGTAAGAGCAACCGTGGAATTTTGCACTGCCTCAGTAAAGCCTGTTTTAAGAGTCTGAACCAACTCTTTGGTTTTTTGAGCCACTAATTTTACAGCTCTTGCACTGTCTTTTAATTCTTTTTGGTAAAGGTCTTCTGCCTTTTTAGCAGCCTTTGCTTTCTCGTCAATAATTTTCTTATGTTTTCTTTCTTCATCAGTAATCTTGTCTAAAATGGTGAAGTTGTCCGTAACAGCTTCATTTATTTCTTTATATTCGTTGTCATACTTTACCAATAACTCTATTTCTTTTGCCAGTTCTTCTTTGGTGTATTTTCTAAGCTCTCCTTCTCTAACCATCGTCTTGACAGCCCTGACCTGCCCATCGTGGCGATGCTTCATCCACTTAACAACTTCTTTCTGATGGGTTCTATCCATACTGGATAGGTTTTTAAATAGCTGGGCTGCCTGTTTCGCTGGTTGAGTAAAATTGCCAGTCTTAGCCATTAACTTAGGCTTAAATTTAGCTCCAGCCGCAGCCATCGCCCTCCCTAGGCTCTCGATGGAATTTTTAGCCGCTAACGCAGGACCCTTATTTCCTGCCATCTTCGCAATTCTATTATAACTAGTTTTAGCTCCTTGCGATATTAACTGACCTGTCGATTTCTGGTATTTATTTAATTGTTCCTTAGCTGTTTCTAATTCTTTTTGTGCGGAAGCTTTAGATTTCCCGGCAGCTTGTATGCGATTTTTATTAAAAGTAGTATACATGCTACTATTAAATTTAACGAGCATTTTGCCAACAGCTCCCAACGCTGCTGGAGAAGGGGCTGCTAAGCCGACTACAACTCGGCTACCATAAATCTGGCCCATTACGCCCATACACTAACCTACTATACTACTAAAACTTTTTGGTTCCTCTTCCCTCCTTAACAATTCATTATATTTCCTTTGCGTTTCTAAATACTTGTGCCAATTACTACGAACAGCTGGTTTGTTCTTTGCCATATCTGCTATGTCCTTATCGTCATACCCATCCATTGAATGAAGGTTTTCGTGTTCATTAAATGCGGCTAACAGACCTTGTAATTCGTATCTTGGCGTATTTTTAATGTCCTGCCATGACATTCCTAAATGTTTCATTAACGGAATCCAGAGTAACACCGGCTCCGGTGTCTCCATCATCCGGTTATAAAATTTTCAGAAACGTCCGATTCAACACCCATTATTTCATTAGCTACTTGGAAACGAAGCGTAGAAGGTAACTCAGACCAATTTTCGCCAGTCACTGTAGCCCCTTCAGGGTTCATCTTATTAGCTTTAGTTAGCATAGCCTTAACTCTAGTGGTTCCTATTTCCATATAATAAGCGTTCCTTTCTGTATCTGATGGAAAGTTTTGTTTCATATCTAATACAGGCTCTTCTTTCTCAGTTAATTCACAATATTGAACTGTAAGAGTTTTTCCTCTAAACTTAATATCTGCTGTCTGAAGTTCGTTTGTTAGGGATATAAGGTCATCCATTGACCACACTTCTTTCTTATTTTCTTCTTCTTTTTTTACCATTTTTAATTCCTCTACTTAAGCAGATGGGGCACAAGCCCCATCCACATCATTTAGTTATCTATAAATCACTACCGGACGTTGCCGCTGTTAGGGAAGCTACTGCTGAACTAGTAGCCACCAAAGGCGTTACATAACTCATAAATTCCATTGTCTCTTCTGAAGTCCCATCCGCATTAAAAGAAACTGTATGTGATGATACACATGCATTTGGTACAGCCATCCATTCAGTTCCGTCCTTCAATTGAACGTATAATCTATATCCTGTGCTTGTCGTGGGTTCTTGGTCTCCTGCGAACAAAGTACTATCTGCTCCCCATCGACCTCCTGCATTAAAAATTGCGTCCCACGAATTGTTTGATTTCTTTCGTGTTAATGAAACCGTAGTTTCTTTCTTTATTTCCGCTTTTGTTATATTACGGAATCCAAAATAAGTGATGTCTTCGTCAACAGCACCTATAGACAGGTCCACACCTGTTACGTCACTTACCGAACCAGAAGCCAACCCATCTGCGGTTAAAAACCCTGCGAACAAGGTATTACCTGCGCCGCCCGTGGTATTAGCTGTACCAGCTGAATCGCTGGTATAAACAAACGTAGTGGTGTCTTCTGTTGTAATGTAGACGTTTACATCTCTTCCTAGGAAATATGCCATATTTTTTATTCCTCTCTTTTATTGTCTAGACGTTCGTTGCACTTCATTATGTTCTATTAATCAACTGTAGTATATAAAGCTTATGCTATGAACTACCAACCAAGGGATGACGCTGCTTCGTTTCCTGTTCCTAACAGCTGCCTCAAGTCAGTACCTACCTTATTCCATCTTTCGTCTTGTAAATCCATATCCCTTATCGTATTTTGTATTTCATTCATTTGTTGGTCTGTAGCCGAATGGAAACCAAAGATAGGTGCAGCTGCAACCCCCATTCCTTTAAAATCCGTCATAGCGTCTTGTCCAAAAGGAGACCAAATACCAGCACTAGCTTTCCAAAGCATTTGTTCACTTTGTCTATTTGATAAACCCGTCTTTTCTCTAAAACTTGTTATGACTCCACTTTTCCACAAATCCGTTGCAACATTAGTTTTCGTATGAGCCACTCTAATTGCATTTGCTATACCTGTGTTTAAAGCGCTTCCTGTTCCTATCACTCTTCTTAAATCTTGTTTCATTATTTGTAAAAAACTCTGGGGAGTAAGATAACCCCCTTGTACACCCGGACCTATAACAGTCATCATAGGATTGCTTACCATATCATTAGAAAAATTATGTAAGGAGCGCCCAGAGAACGAGTCCCACTCTCCTTGGTCCATCGCTATCATTAAACCAAAGGCTTTAGTTAGTTCATTTCTTCGTTGCTCAAATTGTACACAAGCTGAATGATTTGCAGTTAAGGCATCTATAGCCGCTGCATGTAAAACTGATTCAAGCCCTACACCGGTACGCGCTGGAACAGGAATAATGTAAGGATGCACTCGTACTCTTAAATTTCGAGGTATGAAGTCGTCCCTAATAGTATTAACATTTAAAAATTCAATAAACATAAAAGATTGATACCCTTCAGTTATGGGAGTTTGCATAAAATAGGCAGTCCCTTCCTGTGAAATGTTCAAAGAGTTTATAACGTCTTGCGCTACGGCCATACTTCTAAAACGAGTTAATATCTGTCGGGCTTCTGCCATAGGACGTATTTCGCCTACACCCTGTGTCGCTTTGGTTGCTGGATGAACCTGAGTAGGTTTTTTCGTGGAAGTTCTCCAATAATGTCCAAGCTGACTTATCATACCATCAAAGGTGCGTCCACCAGCCGACATTTGTAAATCGACGATAGAACGATTGCCACCGGGACCGGTATCTCCCCACCAATGGTCAACTGCGGCATCTCGAATCTTGCCTTTCAAGCCTTGAGCAATATTAGGGGGTGCGGCTTGAGTCTGTCCACCTATGGTCACTTTTCCGGGCGTAGCCATCCTTCGTAAAGCTGCGCGCCCCCTAGAATTATTTAAATCAAACGCTGTCATAATCTGTTCTTGAGTTCCCGTTACAAGGGTGTTTATTTGGTTTTCTAAATTCATAGCGGTTCGAGTTGCTATCATCTTCAAATCAACCACTGGCTCTTCCTGAGGAAAGGCTGCTCTCATTTCGGACACAATTTGGTCTCTGGCTGTACCAAAGGCTCTAATCATTTCTTTAGAGGCAACATCAATAGTTTCTTCGCCGCCTACCGTTCTGGATAACAGCGCCGAGTCCACTCCTAATTGTTTAAGAGAAGCTAACACTACTTCCAAGTTTCTAGTTGACTGGTCCGAACTGCGATTTTTATCTAAATATTTATTCTGCCTTCCCAGCGTCTCTTGCAATGCTAGCTTCTCATCTCCTTGTAGATATAAATGTGGAAAATGATGAGGAGTAAAATTACCTCCAGCTGCTTCTAAAGCTTGTATCAAATTATCTTCCGAAGCCATAGCTTCACTAGCTAATTCGCCCACATATCCTTTATCTGCCGGAGTGAAGCTTTTATAACCCTCTTGCCCAAATGGTCTATAAATTTCACGACCAACCTCACTTTCAGCATTTATCAACGACCCTTGTACTACACTACCTTCCCACACATCTTTAACTATTTTATCAGCAAGAGCACTAACCTTTGCTACACCTGTAATAGAAGTTACGCCTTCTCCCAT